TTCTATAGTGTTGCCAATTTATAGGAAATTTAGTATCAACTACTCCATTATTTAGTTTTTTTATTAACTCATTAAGAGCATTTATTGTGTATAAAGTATTAGATTCTTTTTTTCTGTGTACAAGAATTGTATTTTCAGGGATATCATTAATATTACCTTGATCAACGTTATAAGTTACAACATATTCACTATTACTTTTAACTTGTAATGCAAACATTTTGTTATACATTATAATGTATTTACTTGATAATTCTTTAATTAAAGTATCTAGTTTATCTAAAGTAGTAAAGGTACAAAACAATCTATTATTCATCAACGTCAAATCTACAGCACTATTAAAGTCATATATATTATACGTATTGGGTGATTCTTCTAAAGTATTAAACATAATTTGTTGTTGTAAAGCTATAGTCTTTACCTGTTTTTGTTTTAATTTGTAATTGATACTTTTTAAATATCTCTTGTATTTGCTCTAAAACTTCTGTTTCGCTTTTATCATAATCTAATAAAAACGAATCGTAAACATATAATACGAGTTTAGTTTTTTTCCCTCGTAAAAGTTTAAAAATATCCCACAGTATAAGAACATTAGTTGCGGTTTCCAAGTTTTGAAGTAAATAATTTAAAAGTTTTTGTGGATTCATATTATCCAGCTTATCTCTCTCAAATCTATATTTAGATATGGGACACTCTATATATCCCTCGTTTTGAAACTTATCCCATAACTCATTTGTATATACTTTTACTTTTTGGAAGAAGGGAAGATGTTCATACTCTTTCCAAATACCGCCATAAATTTGTTTGAAAGTGATCTCTTTCGCTTTACTATATTCCACTCCATACATTTTAGCAAAAAGCTTGTGGATATCCACATCATCGAAACTAAAACCACATTCACTAGCCAAAAGGGTAGGATGGTAAGCACTAATATCCATTTCAATAAATAAGTCATTGCGCGGTTTAAAACATTTTCTTTCTCCATTTTCTTTACTTAATGCCGAGTAGTTTACACCTCCAAATGTATTAGAGGGTCTCGTTGTTGTTGTGTTAAAATTATATTGTGTGTATACATAACCATCATTGGTGCCTTTATCAAAATAATGTTGATATAGCGTGTTATCTACTTTAATCCCCGATTGTTCTATCATGTTAAACACAATTGCTGCTCTATTATTGTAAAATAAATTTGGTTTTGTGAATGTAAAATTTCTATAGTTTTCTTCACATACCTCATAGTGTTTAACTATTGGGGTTAATGGGTTAGTATGCGCACGTCCACCACTATTTTGATTAATATGGATGTGAGCAGGTGTTAATTCTGGTATATACGTAGTAAGGGATGGGGGTGGTTGTAGTAAGTTGTTAAATGGTATTTCTTTTATGTAATGTAGAAATTCTTTTTTATTTCTTATGTGTATATTTTCTATACTATTTAATACTTTTATTCCCTCTTCTATATCAAAATTTATTGTTTCACTATGGTTTATTGGAATTATATATCCTTTTGTATCTGTTATTGGTCTAAAGTAAATTGCACATATATTATTTTCTACAGGGTGTAAATATGGGGATGTTGGTATTATCTCAACATATGCTTCTTTGTATTTAATTTTACAAAGATTATCTATCTTAGTTTGATTTTCTATAAGCCAATACATAAGATTAAGATACTAAAAAATATTTAAATAAACAAATATTTTAGTATCCTCCTCCACCACCAGAATATCCTCCTCCCATTGAAGGGGGTGGTGTTGGTTGTTGAGGAGTTGGTTGTGGTTGAGATGTTGGATCAATTTGAGGAGAACTAGGTTTAATTGAAGTTAATAAATCATGTTTTCTTTTTGTATGAACTGCTCCTACCATAGCTCCTTTTTCAGGGTGGATATGATAATAACCAACATATTCTTTTCCATCAGGGGTTATAAATTCTCCCCCACTAGTGTATAAGTTAGTTTGGACAGGATTTAATTGATAGTATTGAGTAAATTTTTCTTTAAAATGCTGAGAAAACCCATACCATTTTTTCTTTTTTTCAATTGACTCAGATAATCTTTTATTTAAGGTAAATACTTGATTTTTTTCTCCTTTTAAATACCACATTAATTCTATAACAGAATATAAATCAAAAGCTATAGAAGAATTTTTAGAATTAAGTAAATTATAAGTTTCTTTATTTACTTCAAAATATTTTAATTCATTATTTTTTTTACAAAAATATCTTTTAAAAATTCCTAATTTATAATCTTTTTCAGTAGGAAGAGTAAATGATTTTACTGGGGCTTTTCTTTGGATAAAACTATTATCATTATCAAAATAATTTTTATTAATAGTTGCTCTATAAAAATTTTTATCTTGTTCAGCTACAAGAGGAGAAATACCTTCAGATTCAAAAGGATCACTAGGAGTATTATAATCTGAAAGTGGAGAATTTGGGGGGATAGGGATTAGTTTAAAGTTAGGACCATCCTCTGGGTTTTTTCCTGTAAATTTTTCTCCATTAGAAAGTTTATAATAATCTCCCTTATACGGTTCCCCACTAGAGGCAAGTATTAATTCTTTACCATTAGTTTTTTGATTAGGGGATATTTGTGATTTTGGATAGTATGGCATATTTTTTTAATTTTAAACAGGTCCCCAATATTCAAAGTGCCAGATTTCATCTAAACCATAATTATCAGCTAATCTATGTGGGTTATACCAACCATATTTAGCACCAACAGAAGCTATATCATAATATGCTTGTGTTTTTCTACCTTCTAAATTAGTAGCAGGGTTTCCACTTCCACCTATAATTCTATAAAGATTACCAAAATCTAAAGCACCTCCCCAACCATGTGGAGAAGATCCTGGTGAAGCAACAGTATTTCCAGATCCTAATCCTTTTTGATGAACAACACTCCTATAAGCACTAGATACTCTAAAAGGTATTCCTTTTGTTTTCATTTCATCTCTCCATTTATACCAAGCTTTAGCTGCTGAAGGGTGGAGCATGTATTCTGCTCTTTTAGTTGCAGGATTAATATAATATTTAGCTGCACCTTGAGTTTCTCCTATAAATACTAAAACTTTTGGATTATTTTGTTTTAATAAACCATTTTTCTGTTTATTAGTTTTTTGTTGCGCAGTAAGAAGTGAAGTAGAATAAAATCTTGCTCCTTGTCTTGTAGGATTAATAATTGGAGCTGTATCCTCATCAAATGCTCTTTCAATATTTTTAATGTTGCTAGGTTTTGATTTAGGAGGTTGTTTTTTATTAAATTTCTTAGCTTTTTCATTTATTGCTTTTTCAAATTCACTTACATCAGTAGCAATAATATCTTCAATTTGAGTTTTCATTTTTGCATAAGTATCAAAATATCTAAGAATCCTATTTTCTCTTATTATAGATTCTCTTGATACCATTATAGTAGCTAATTGAGTTTCCCAATCATTATTTTTTATACTATGGTCTACATTTTTTAAAATAAATTTCATAGTATTAGTATAATTATTTGGAAGAAATCTAGTGTCTATATTTAAAGAGTTATAGATTTTAAATCCAGATATTCCATCCATTGTTAAACCAAAACTAATAGGTAAAAATCCTTGGGAAGGAGAAGAATATGCTTTATCAGATATTGTAAATAATCTAGCATTAACATATTTATAAAATTCTGTTCCTATAGCAACATTAGAATTTATAGCATCAGTAGATAAAGTAATCAATTTTGGATCAGAAGTAAGACCAATCCAATCTGCGGCATCCTTAATAACTCCCTCAGTAATTGATTCTGGTTCTGTAAAGCCAAATCCTTTATATGTGCTATTCCATATATCTCTTTTATAACTTATTAAAGGATCTAAATGTTCTCCTTCATCATCTCTAGCATCTTTTTCTTCTTGTTCAACTTCTATCTTTTCTTTAAACGGATCAATTAAACCCTGATTCCATTTTGAAAAAGCTGTTGCCTCTGTTCCTTTTGCATAACCTCCAGCTGTTGCTCCTATAGTAAGAGTAGTAGCTAAATTATTTGTTAATTCAGTTTTTACACTAAAATTTCTAACAAAATTAGATTCATATAAATTAGAATTATTTATCCCATCTGAGTATCCTAATACTCTAAATTGGTACGCATCTTCAAAATCATCTCTTCTTAAACTACCATCAATAATATTTAATGTATTTTTTTCTTCATCTATTATAGGCTCTAAATTATTAACACCTCCTAAAGCTCTATTCATATCAGTACAAAAAGTTGATATTAATTTAAATAAATTTAAATCTCCTTTATCATTTTTGTTACTATCAATAACTTTATTTATATATTCAGCATTTAAATATATATTCATAGTACGTGCTTCAAGAGTACCTCCTACTTGCCATCCAGGAAGTGAAGTAAAATATTGTTTAGGGTTAAGTCCATCAAAGAAATCCTTAGAACCTATATCTTCACTGCAACGTACTACACAAACTCTAGGATCTAAAGAAATTTGATGAGGAATTCTATACATTTTATTTTCTTCAACACTAGTATCTATTTCTAATATTTTTCCTCCATTAGGACCTACATTTATATCATAAGGTATAACAAACTTTTTTATATAATCTAATAAAAAACCAAATCTTACATATAACCCATTAGGATTAATAGTTTTTGCTCCCGCTGCTGCATTATCTAAAAGATTATAATTAACATAAAATACATCTTTAAGTTCTTGTCCAACTTTTAATGCGCTTCTATCTAAATTAACTTTAAAGTATACATCATAGTTAGGAATAAAATAAGAAACAGCAGCCGCAGCAGTTGCAATACCTCCTGCAACTACAAGAGATAATCCTCCTGTAAAAAGAGCTAATCCTACACCTATTGTTGTTGTTGTTGCTACAACATCTGTTACTATATTACTTCTTACATAATAATAACTTCCTGGTTCTTTTATATTTTCTAATTCAGTTTTAGAAGATAACTGTTTAGCGTTTGCATAATTTTTTTCTACATATTCTTCAATTTCACTTTCAAAAGTAAATTCTTTATATCCTGTAATGCCTATATCTTTTCCAACATTAAGAGCACTGTCAACAAAAACACTATTATAACCTACTAAATCTTTACCATTTAATGTACAGGGCACATCATTTTTACTAGTTAATTCATCTTGTATTTCATTTAAACCTAATAAATTAAGAAACAAAAAAGCTGAAATAGAATTATCAACTGGTTGGGGTGGGGTTTTACTACTGTCAACTGCTGCATTTCCATTTTGACCTTCTATGTTTTCAGATTGAAAAAGAGTATAAGCTTGATTAATAAATTGTCCTACTGTTGAGGTAGGAGTTAAATTAGCTTTTAAAGATTCTATAATATCTCCAAAAGTTTTAAGTTTTACAGTTATAGTATATTTTCCAGCATCATCTACAGACCAATCATAATTTACTACTTTTCCTACAATTGCATCATAATTACCATTTGTTGCTATTCTATAATCATTAATATAGTCATAAAGTGCACGAAATCCTACTCCTTCAGTATTCCAAAAATTATCTCTAAAAAACCCATCATCACTATCTATTATAGAAACACCAGAAGAAACTAAATTTCCTTCATTATTTACATAAAGAGACCATCCCCATTCTATAAACATAGTATACCCTAATCTTAAGTAAAGTAAATCTATTAATTTAAATTGTTCAGGACCATAAGCAAAGATTTTTACTGTAATATCTTTAATAGAACCTCTATTTAAACATTTTACATCTACACTTTCTATACCAGGCATAGGAACAGATCCAAATTTTGCATAAACTTCACTTGTTGGATTTACACTATATACCCCATTTTCATTTCCAAATAAATTATCAAATCCATTTTTACCTTTTACTCCACGAGGATTTAAAATGTTATTTTCATTATCATATTTTGCAGAAAGACCAGCATTTAAAACATGTTGTTTAGCTAATCTTTTACCATCATATCTTTCATCTATATTTTCTTCTGCTCTTCTATCAGGTTCTACAATTACACTTGAAGCCATTTTTGCCCAAGCTGTTTTAGAATTTAAATAAGAAATTACTTCAGGGGAACGTTTAGAATTTACACCTGATCCATGGATCGCTTGTCTAACATTTATTTGGTTTATTAGATACTGTTGTAATTCTTGTCCTATTAATTTTGGCATTTGTATAACATTTTATATTTTTAATATCCTCCACCACCACTGCTTCCACCACTATTTCCTCCTCCATTTCCATTTATAGTTAAGGTTGATGTATAACTATTAATAGATGCAAACCTAGATAGTATTTGTGGTAATCTAGAATTTGATGGGATTCTAATTTGGGCTCCAATTTCAGGTACTAAAGAATCTGGGGTAGTATTATTAACATTAGCTATAGATATTATCCACCATAAAGAACTATCTCCATAATAAGTTTGTGCTAAAATATCATACCTATCACCTCTAGTAGTATATAAATAAGTATCTAAAACATCACGAACTATTTCGGGATATTTTACATTCTGATATCTTTTAATAGGGGATTCAGGTGTAGAAAAAGTTTTAAAAGGTTGGTATCTATTTGACATTTTTTATTTTATATTAATTAATAACTTCCACCAGCTCCTCCGCCACCAAAGCTACCACCTCCAAAACCATCATCATCTTCAAAAAGACCACTAAAAAAGCCACTAATAGAATCTAATATTCCACCTGAATCTTCTTCTTGAGCTGGTGGTGGTGTGGTTTTAGGTTTTGGTTTTGGGGATGGAGGGGGAGTTTTAGGGGGTAATTCTGGAGGTGGTGTTGGTTCAATTTTAGTATCTTTATCTCTAGTATCCTTTAATGTTTTACCTGAATATGGTAATTTCATATTATGAGTAATATATCTATTATGGTTACCAACTTCAGGTCTAAAGTCATGAATTGGAGTAAAGTTCATATTAACATCAATCATAAAAGGTAATTCATCTAATCCTTTACCTTGATCAAGAATTAATTCCCAAGAAGAATCCTGTGGTATTTTATAATTTAATGAAGTTATAATTCCATATTGTTCATAAACATATTCACCTAATGTAAGTAAAGCAATATTTCCTGCCATATATCCATTAGCTGAATAGGCTGGGGCTAAGGATGAGGCTAGGTAATTAAGTTTTGAATATATAGAAGGCATTTCAGCTTGAGACATAACAACAACTTTAAAACTTAAACTCATTTTACGATCAAATCCTTGATATTTATATAGTTTTTCAGCTCTACCCATATATTTTTGTCCACTCCACTCAGCAGTATAATCATCACTAACATCTTCTATAAGTGCTCTAAAATTCATATATGTTGAATTTTGAGGAATAAAAGGATCTAATACTCCTATTCTAAAATGTGCAAAATCATTTGCATTTCTTGAAAATTGATAATCACCTTTTCCTGTTTTACCAGTATAAGGTGCTTTTGCATTAATTTTATCTAAAGCTATAGTTCTACTTCCTTTAGTTGATCCAGGATCACCTGTATGTACCCTTTTTTCTAAAACAATATCCGGAAATCTTTCATCTGTTGTATTAGCTGTGTATACAATTTTACGTTTAGTTAAAATTTCATTTAAAGTTGGAGTTAAATTATTAATATAATCACTTCGTGGTACTAAAGTAGGTTTATTACCCTCTCCTCTTTTATATACACTTCTATTTTCATCTCCAAAATAAAAATTTGTTGTACCTCTTGTTAAACCTTTTCTTGAATTTCCTAGACCTGAGGATAAAATTTGAAGTGGTCCATCAATATTATCAGGGTTAAATTGAGCAGCCTTTAAATCAGTTATTTCTTTTTTAAGATTTTTTATAGTAACATCTATTCTAGCTGTAGCTGCTGCTTTTTCTAATTCAGTGTATTCTTCAGATTCTGTTACTTGAATATTAGAAAGTTGAGAAGAAAATTTAAGAGAAGATTTATTTAGAGTAGATTGATAATTTTGAGAAGGAGTAAAACTTTTTAATTTTATCTTTTTTCCTATAAAAGGATTTTTTTTCGTGTTTTCTAAATTTTGTATTCTTGTTTCTAATGCTTTAATCTTTTCTTTTTTAACTTTTTCATAATCAATTTTAAAACCTTCTATTGTATCTTCAATTAAAGGTTGAATTGCTTGATTATATGCATTAGATGCTTTTATCGGGTATACATTTTTTTCAGGTGAATGATGTTTTCCTGGAGTTTTAATGGAATAGTCTATAGACATTTTTTCCATATTTTTAACTCTATTAAATAAAGATTGGTAATCATTTAAACCTACAGCAATTCCAAGATTATCATCTGATTTAAAATTAATTTCTCCTGATTTTGATCCATATAAACTAATAGGGACAAATTTATCAAAATCTAAATATTCTTGAATGAATGGGACTCCATCAACATAATTTGTATATGTTTTTATTCGAGAATTACCACCTTGAAGATATTCATTTTGAGTTTCTATATTTGTAAACATAGAATTTTTTGTACCTGTTCTTACAGGGGTAATCCCATCAGGCATAGTAGCATATTTAATATTAGTTTCTCCTATACCTAAAATTGAACCTGCTCCTCCTTTATATGAATATAAAATAGATGGAGATGGAGTATCTAAAATATTAATTTGTTTATTACCCCAAAAACTTAAAAGTCTATTGGAAAAATTATCAAATTTACCATTAATAGTTGATATATCTTCAGGAAATTTATTATTTTCTTTTAAATTTAATTTGTAAGCTACTTCACTATATTTTGTAATAGAAAGATTTTCTGTGAGTTCTGTTGGGTCAATACCTTGTTTATTTAAGTGACCACCTGCAAAACTACTTGCTGCTTGTAAAATTGTAGAAGTAGGAAGATATATTCCTTCATTAATAGCTCCTTTTGCATATGCAGCATTTGGAGAATAAACAGAGTTTGGATCTTCTTGACCTACTTCTGTTTTAGTTCCTATTCTTGATAATAAGTTTTGTTTTGCTGTAAAAATTAACCCACTTGGGTTTTTAAAGTCAAAAAAGTATTTTGATAATCTTGCGGTATCATCAAGTGCTCTTAAAGGAGCTCTAAGTCCACCTCTAAGTAACCCATCACCATCTAAAAGAGATAAAGGTTGATTTGAAATAGGTTTTTTAATATATGGTTGATTACTATCACCTCCTCCAGGTCTATCTCTACCAAACTTAAGTGATTTAAGTGAAGTGTCTCCATTGTTTAATTTTATTAAAAGACCCATTTATATGTATGTTTTTTTACTATTCAGGTGGAGTGTCCAAATACTTTGGAGGAGTAACACCATCTAAATCTAATTCTGAAGGGGTTGGGAGGCCAGGCATTGTAGGATTCCCATTAATTGAATAAGTTTTATGTAGTGTTGATTCTGCTTGGTCAGGAGCAGATGGAGGTGTTTCTCCATTAAATCCACTTAATTCAGATCCTTCAGATTGTAGTTTATTTAAAATTCCCATGGTTATTATTTTGTTATAAATATAGTAAATTAAAAAAATTATTGGATTGCAATTCCAGAAACTTGATTGAATGTAAATGCACCTTCTAAATTTTTATTTAATTGTGAAATTCCTGCTACAACATCTCCATTTCCTGTTGGTTTTGGTTCTTTAGGTTGAGTAGTAGAATTTGCTACTTGAATTTTTCCTTTAGGAGCAGACATCATATCATCAGCAAATAAATTAGTTCCTGCTATAACAGTATCTTTATTGTTTAGTTGAATTGCTCCTTCAGGTCCAAGTAAAGTACGATCACCATATCCTCCTTTTCCTTTTCCAGGAGAAACCATATCGTCTGCTTTTAGGTATTTATATGCCATAGAAGCAATTCCTGCAGCTGCTGTTAAACCTAAAGCTACACCTACAACAGGAATAGTTGATAATGAAGATATAGCACCAAAAATTGCACGTCCTACAACTTTTGTTAAACCCTTACTTTCTAATAATGCTCTTTTTCCTGCAAATCCTTCTCTTGCTGCTTCAATACCTAAAGTTACTCCTTGTATTGTTTTTGTAGCTAAAGCATACCCTTTAATAGCTAAATAAATACTAGCTATAGTACCTACTACTCCTTGCATTACAGTTAACTCCTCATTAGCACCTGTAAAATATCCAATTAAGGATTTTACACTATTCATTACATACTCAATTACACTACTTACTACTTTAATACCCTCTATAAATGGTAATAAAGCTATATTTAGTAAAGGTAAAACATTTGAAGCTAAATCAGCAAATGGTGAAACTATTTCTAAAATTGGTCCAGCTATAGATACAAATATTTCTTGTAATTTTTCTACTGCTTGATTAAATCTTTCTTGGATATCTTGTTGTTTAACCATTGAATCAAGTTGTCCATCTTTTAACATTTGAGCAGCTTTTTCAGCACCATGTTTTTGCTTAGCGGCTTCATAAGCTTCTTTTTCTTTATCACTTAATTCTCCACCTATAGCTGCTAAAGCTTCTTGTTCTATAAGAACTCCGGCTAGTTGATCTCTAGACATACCTACAGATTTAGCAAAAGCTTCTTGGGCTATACGATTCATATTAGTAAAATCTTTAGCCGATCCTATTTGAGAAGAAATTTCTTTTGCCATTCCCGCCAAATCATTATCTAAAGCTAATTGTCGAGCTTTTTCAAGATTAAGATCTTTACCTGTAAGTAATTCAGCTTCTAATTCAGCAGCTATAGAAGATTCAAAATTTAATAGTGAATCAGCTATTCCTTCAAGTTGGCTAAATTCCATCCCAAGAGCTTTAACTGTAACCATTTGTTTAGCTAATCCCTCTACTCCTCCTTCTATAGATAATTTTGCGGCATTTGAAATTTTTGCCATGTCAGCCATTAGCTGTTTAGTATTAACTGCTACACCTAATCTATAAGATTCTATTTTTGCTGTAGCTTGAAATGTTTCGAATGTATCTTTAAATTCTTTACCTGTGGCTGCTCCTATTTTAAATAAAGCTGTTTGGGTTTTAAAAGAAACTCCTGCTTGTTTATTTAACTTAGTCATAGTAACTAAAGTTTCTTCAGAAATCATACCACTAGTACCCATTTCTTGATTGACAGCCATTAGGGCTTCTTGTAAACCTTTAGTATTTACTGCAGCATCTAAGGAAAGAGTAGATATAAAGTCTAATTCTTGTCGAACATCATTAGCTTCTTCATAAGACATATTAAGGCCCTTAGCTAAATCTCCTGTGCCTTTATCTACACTTCTTAAAGCATTTACAAGTGATGTAATTGCACCAAGGAGTAAATTTGCAGGATTAAGAACTCCCGTTTTAATTTGGGATCCTATATTTTTAAATCCTGCTCCTAAAGCACCTACAGCTGTTCCACCATCTATTAGGTGTTCCTCCATTGCACCTACTGCTTTATTAGCATCAAAGATATCACCTAAAATAGGTATTTTAGAAATACCTTTTAATATAGCACCAGTTATCCCTAATTTCTTTTGTAAATCTTCAGCTCTTTTTAAATCTCTTTCTCTTGCTTTATTTTGGTTTTCTAATTCTTGACTATTTAATTGGGAAAATACTAGTTGTTTTGCTAAAGGACCCAATAAATTCATTGTGTTTTCAGCTGCTGCTGCTGCTTGAGCTGCTTGGTGTTTCTTTAAATTTAATGTTTTTTCATCAATTGCTTTACCTTCAGCAGCTTTAGCTAATTCTCTATCTACTTCTTTAGAGTGTTTTTGAGCTAATTCAAATTTTTCCTTTGCTATTTTTGCTAATTTGTTTTGTGGACCAGTTATAGATTTAGATAATGAAAGCTCAGTTATTTTAGATTTTTCTAAAATTTTAGAATTTTTAGTAATCTGTTTTTGAATTGAATCAATTTCATAACTACCTTTTACTTGATCTAAAATCGCTTGATTGATATTTTTATTAACTTTTAAAAGATTAGAATCAGCTGTGGATCTTCTAATGTTAATACCTAAAGTTTCTTTTAAAGAATCTACCATTGAAGATGATAGATCATAACTTTCTTGCTGTTTTTCTATTTGTTCTTGTAAGAGTTTATTTAGTTCTTTTTGAAGTTTAATAACCTCTTCATTAGATAATCGAGTATTCTTAAGAGATTTATTAATTTCTTCTATCTTTTTCTTACTATCAGACATTTATAGATATTTTATTATAAATATTTAAAGATATAATTTTTATTTGTAAGTTGAGGGTCGTTTGTTTTGTGCGCCTTTTAAAAATTCAGGTGCGTTTACTTTACCATCTGCACCAATAACGGTTGTTTGGTTTGATTTTGAAGAGTTTTCATATGCTTTTTTCTCTTCATCGTAGAATTTTTGAATTTCATTGAATGTAAAGCGACGAAGCCATATAGGCATGGTATACACTGTTTCCCAGTCGTACCCACCTTTACCGTGAAATACTATTTGATGTATTTGTTGAAATATCGCAGCTCTAGTTTCAGCTACTGTATCAGACGTCAGGCCAAAAAAAGTTAACCCCAACTGGGATACTGACTCTATCTTCAGTGCCATCGGGAAAAAAAGTTAGATCAACATCGGGCTGAATCTCTTTAATATGTTCTCTTAATGCTCTTGAATCTTTAGCTAAAAGATAGTTATCAATAAAATCTCGAATATCTTTTATTTCTGTCTTCCCCTCCACAGAAGTAATCATATACTTTAAACGAGTTGTTAATTCAGGGGAAGCATCCTTATTTATCTTTTTTAAACTATCTAATTCACGTTGAATATCTTTTTCGTCTTTATGAGTTAAAAATTTAAATGTAATGTGGTTTTTAGAATGTGGAAGAGTAAATTCAAATTTATTGTTACCTTCTTTAAATAAAGACTTATCTATTTCTTTATTTTCTATTAATGATAAATCAACTATTTGATCTTCACCACCATATGAAAATTTATATTCTGAACCATATCCTAAAATACGAGCAGCAACCATTATTGCATTTTTATCTCCTACTAATAATGAACTATAGTCAATTTTAGATACAATTAAAGATTGCATTAGTTTATCTAATACAGTTCCTTTTGAAATATAAGATTGATTAGTTAGGATATCTTCTTCTCTTGCGGTCATATATTTCATTTCTATTTTACCGCTTTTTAATCCTGATTCTTCAGAATATAATAATCCTTTTGAAGGTAACTCTACTACTTCAGTAGGTAATTTAAATTCACTCATAATTTTTATTTAAAATAACTTTATTGTTTGATATACATATATTAAATTTGTGAAATATTATCTTCTCCTACAAAGAAAGCTTTAACTGCTGGTACTTTTTTAATTTCTTCAGCAATTTCCATCATTTTTGATCTATTAAATCCACCTTTTGTAATAAAAGGATAACCATCTACTTTTACACTTAATACAGCTTTAAACTTATTTAAATTTTGATCAGAATATGCAAGAGGTTCTGTAGATGAAATAACTGTAATCCCAGGAATTGCTCTAATATCAGAATATATTTCTTTTTGAGGACGTTCTTTAATGTCAGTAATTAAAGTACCTACCATTTTAAATTTATCTTGGTAATCTTCGTTTATAGCTTTTTTTAGCTCTTCTTTTACTAACGCACGTAAACTATTATATTTCATTTGTGTATATATGTTATAAATATAGTAAGACCTAATTAGATAACCAAGGAAAAATAAAAGCTCCACGTATAAGTAGAGCTTTTAAATATATTTTAAAATTAATTTTAGTAATTTAGTATACAGTAATCTGGTTGTACTTCAAGAGATATGTTTACAGCTGTTCCGTCATCATCCCAACTGTAATCTCCAAAGTTAGCACTTGTAATAATAGCTCCTTTAATAATCCACTCATTTACAACATCACCAACTGGTCCTAAACCATTGAATGTAATATCTTTCTTATAGAAATCAGAATAACCATCTCTACCTGTTACTGATTCATGGTGTAATCTTACCCATTCCATTACTGTTTGTGAACCTGCAGGTGTAATTGCTTCATACATTGTAAAAGTAATTGTACCCCAAATTGTTTTACCTTTTACATAACGTTGAACGTTAATATGGTTAAGTGCTACTGCTGTTTGACTTAAATTAACAGCTGACATTCCTTTTACTAAAAACGAAGGCATTCCGTCCATGTATAGGATAAACCTGTTAGTCATTCTGGGTTCGAATGCTGTATAAAAAATTTCGTTAGGATTTAAAATTGCCATTTTATGTTTATTTTATTTTTTGTTCTATTATAAATATCTAAATTTTTTACTTTTATGATGGAAATTCCGCTCCAGTTGGTAGTAATATAAAATCTACTGAGATAAATTCTGCTGTTCTAGTTGGTTGTATGTAAACTTGTCCAATTAATTGATTTCTATCTATTACATCAGGGCTATTATTTGAATCATCCATTACAACTTTAAAGGCATATAAACCTTGTTTTTGTTGTACCGTTTCTAAAAATGGAGTTACTCTAGCTAAAAAGCTATTTCTTGTTGTTGCTGTGTTTTGTTCAAATACTATAGTGTCTGCAATTTGGCGAATATAATTTTTAAGATTGATTAATAATCGTCTTACATTTACTCTATCTAATGCAGAAGCTTCTTTTTGTAGTGTTTTTTGTCCAAATACTACAACTCCTTCTCTAGGTAATGTTGCTAACGGGTTAACATTTGCTTCATATAAAGTATCTCTATTTCCTTGAGTTAATTTAAATTTAGTACGTAATACATTTGATA